AGAATTACTGTGTACAAAGAAAGCCAAACCAATCATAGAACGAGGTCAGCAATTGCAAAAAATGTTTTTTGAAAAGCTGTTTGTCCATATTGATGATAATATGAGGAAAGCTTTTGAAGAAGTTATGCAGGTTATCAGTAAAAATTCAGATGAAATTTTGGAGGAAAAAGAATAATGGAAACAATAATGACTATTCTGGTTACATTTTTTGCAGGTATGGGTGCAGGACTTGGAACAGGATTTGCAGGAATGAGTGCTGCCGCCGTTATCAGTCCGATGTTGATTACTTTTTTAGGTATTGACCCTTATATGGCAGTCGGTATTGCACTTTCTTCTGATGTGTTGGCAAGTGCAGTTTCCGCCTATACTTATCATAAAAATAAGAATCTGGACATTAAAAACGGATTAATTATGATGGCAAGTGTGCTTGTTTTTACAGTTGTCGGAAGCTATGTGGCAAGTACTCTGCCATCCGCAACAATGGGCGGTTTCTCGGTATTTATGACGTTTCTGCTTGGAATAAAATTTATTGTTCGTCCTGTTATGAACACTAAAGAATCTATGGCGGAAACATCAGCGAAAAAACGTGCTATACAGTCCATTATCTGTGGAATTATTATTGGTTTTATTTGCGGATTTGTTGGTGCAGGGGGCGGAATGATGATGTTTCTGATTCTGACCAGCGTTATGGGATATGAATTAAAAACCGCTGTAGGCACAAGTGTATTTATTATGACTTTTACCGCATTGACGGGTGCTGTATCGCATTTTACAATTGGCGGAACACCGGATATTCTGACATGGGTATTGTGCATTGTGTTTACGCTGATATGGGCAAGAATTGCGGCAGTATTTGCAAATAAGGCAAAGCCAAAAACATTAAATCGTGCTACAGGTATTATTCTTGTGGTGCTTGGTGTCGTTATTATGGGATTTCGATTTCTGCACTAACTTTTAAATATCCACCGCATTCCTCGTCTGCCTATAAATCTCCAGCCGTGACAGTGCTTTCGGACTATTGTTGGTCTGATTTACTGTGCGGCTGTTGTCGTTTTGATAGTAATTGTTGACCACCGAATTTTCAGAAGTGCCGTTCATCATTGCCCCCGTCATGCCGTCAAGGTTGTAGTTTTGCTCGGAATTGAGCGAAAGTTTCATGGTATCCGCAACGCCCGAAACCGCCTTTGCTACGACCTTTTTGCTTTTATTGATGCCGTCTGCCAAGCCGTTCATGAAGTCCGGCATCCAGCTTTCAAAATCTGTCAGCGGTCCTACGTCAGGGACAGAAAAATGCAGATAACTGCGGATCGTATCGGCAATATTTGATACGCTGTCAGCAAGACTGCCGATCATACTTCTCAAGCCATCAATGATGTTGGAAACAATATCCCGTCCCCAGTTCCACGCATCTGATGCAAGCCCTTTGACATAGTTCACCGCATTGTCAAATCCGCCTTTAATCGTGGAGTAAATGCCGCTGATGACACTTGCAACAGAAGATTTCACATTGTTCCAGATGTTTGTCACAGTCGAATGAATTGTATTCATCACCGATGAAATTGTGGAAGAAATGCTGTTCCAGACGGAAGATACAGTATTTCGGATAGCGTTTACCACGCTTGAAACAGCACCGCTGATGGTGTTCCACACACTCGAAATAATAGAATGAATCGTGTTCATTGCACCGGAAATGAAACCTGAAATTGCAGTCCAGACGGTAGAAATCACGCTTGAAATGGTGCTTAAAACCGTTGAAATCGTGATATAAATAGCGTTCCAGACCGTTTCAAAGAACGTTTTGATGCCCTCAAGCAACGGCGTGAGAAAGGCAACGATCGCATTCCAGATGGTCTGTATTTTTTCCGAGATCCAATCCATCACGTTGCTGATGATAATGTGGATCGCCTGAAAAATCGTTTCAAACAGATATTGGAACGCCTCTAAAAGCGGAGAAATGAAGCTGTAAATCGCATTCCAGATACTTGAAATCGTGTCGTAAATAGTGGTGCAGACAGTTGAAATAACCGTCCATATTGCATTGAAAATGTTGGCAAAAAAGTCGTGAATACTGGTCAGGATTCCTGCGAAGAAATCATATACTGAAGTAAAAATCGTGACTGCTGTGGTATAGATCGCAGTCGCTATCGTTGTAAAGAACGCTGATATTGCATTCCAGATATTTGTGAAAAAGTCAGCAACAGCCTGAAAAGCGGAACAAATGCTGTTCCAGATTCCAACGAAGAAGTCTTTTATACTCGTCCACACTTCATTCCAGGAAGTACCGAACCACCCGAGAAATACATCTGCCACACCTCTCAGCGTGTTCAGAATATTGCTGAACTGGTTGACTACAAAGTTCCAGATACCTGTAAAAATGCCCTTGATACCATTCCAGCACTGTTCCCAGTTTCCTGAAAATAAGCCAATAAATACATCAAGCACGCTCAGAATGGTATCCGTCACAAAGGTGAAAATATCCGAGATATGCTGAAATACACCCTCAAATACAGGGGCAAGCACACTGCACAAACCGTTCCACAGAGATTTCAGCATATCGCCGAAACTCTGAAAGTTAAAGCCCAATGCATTCACTCTGTCAACGATTCCGGATGTCAGACGTTCAAAGGTAGACTTTATCTGTTCCCAGATGGAAAGAATGCTGTTTTTGAAGTCCTCATTGGTGTTCCATAGATTTACAAATGCTGCAATAAGTACAGCTATAACTGCAACGACAGCCACCACGGGTGCAGAAATACCGCCAATTGCAGCACCAAGCGTTGAAAATGCAGTCTTAGCACCCGCAATCATTGTCGGAATTTTTGAAATGAATGTCATCATACTTCCGATAGAAGAAAGCGTTTTACCCACCACAATCAAAAGCGGACCTAAAGCCGCAGCCATCAATCCAATTTTGATAATGGTCTGTTTTGTTGCAGGGTCAAGGGCATTCAGTTTGTCCACAAATCCCTGTATTTTGGTAATGATGTCACGAATAACAGGCATCAGAATCTCGCCAAAAGAGATAGCCAGTTCCTCAAGCTGTGACTTCAGAATGGTAAGCTGTCCTGCAAGATTGTCCTGCATGGTTTCTGCCATAGAAAGATCGTATCAATCACAGTCGATAAGTCTTCTTCCTTTTTGCTATTTGATTTTTCTAGTTTTTTGATATCACTAAATAGTTCAGTTGAGAAAACATTACGGTAATCAATAATCGTAAATAATGATGAATGAAGATGGTACTCCTTTTCACCCAACTTGAGTGTCTTTTCCATATATAGTGATCTCCTTAATTAAATGTTGGTAAAGCTGGTGCTGTCGTAAGGAATGCTGTGTAGTTTGTATCTCCCACTCCAGCAATCACTCTTAGAATGAGATTATCTCCAGACTCGATTGGTCTTGCTGTAATGTTTAGTGTGATTGAGTTAGCTTCAATTGAATCGGCTTTCGATTTACTTGCATCGCCAGATGGCGTCGCTGTACATAAGAAATACCAAATACGTCTTGCTTTGATATCGCCTTGAATCTCATAACCTAGTGCGAATGTCTTAGTTTCGCCATTTACTACTTCTACAAGGTTTCCATTGGTATCTTCTAAAACACCAAAGATATCCTTCTTAAACACGTCATCAATCTCTGTGAACTTAAGTGTGACAGTTGTTCCTGAATTGGATACCAGAGTTGCGATAACCTTATCGTCTGCATAGACTTGTGTGCTTCCACCGATTGCTTCAGTCGTGATTTCTTGAGCACCTTCTAAACGTTTCGGTGTAGCAAAGGTCCAACTACCATCTTCAGCTTGAGTTGCGAGTGCATAATGAACGTTGGTTAAACCAAATGTGACTTTATTACCCATTTAAAATACCTCCTGTTTGATTTCATATATTCTGTTGACTGATCCATCTTCATTGATGAATTCAGACAATAATTCAAATTCATATCCCGCAAAATAGAGGGATGCTTCTAATTGTTCTTCTATAGATAGATTCTTTTTTTCAGTAATTAAACTGACTTGAAATGTTGCTACCTTTGCTAATGCCTTATCATCTGCATAAACAATTGCTCGATTTGTTATTTCCTGATAAATAATGTAGTTTGGATCATTTTCTAATCCTACTCTCGTTCCATATGATACTTTTCCAGGAATGACTGAATTTAATGTACTATATAAAGCTTCTAACTTTTCTTGCATTAGCTATCACCCTTTTCAATAATTGATTTGATGTCTTCTAACATTTTAGGTGTTAATAACTCATAAGCTGGTCGCATGAACGGTCTTGGGCCTACATACTTACCACTTCGGTGTGTAAATCCAAACTCAAGCAAGTGTGTTAGTTTTCCTTTTTCACTTGAAAAAATAACGATGGATTTATTGATTCCACTGCCTTGAGATTCAGCAACGAATGAATCAGCAAATGGTTTTGATCCACCACTTCTAGGTGCATTCGATTTTATATATTTCACAATTTCTTCTGCTGTTTCATCTAGTTTCTTCTCAAGTCTAAGAATTACTTCTTGTGCATAATCACTTATCATGTTGGAGATGACATCGCCAAGATCATCAAGCGTAACCAATGACATCACTCTTTCTGATATTGGTTTTACTTAAATAAAGTTCGATAAACTGTCCAATTTGATACGTTCGCTCAATTTTATAGATATCACCATCGATATCTGCGTACTGACTCTGATTAAAAAGAAAACTCTGAATTTTGAGAGCTATATCTATCTTGATATCAGACCTCTTACTTTCATAATATTCATTGGATGTGATACTGAAATTAATACCAATGACTTCTTTTGATGATTGTAATTGAAAGTTTATTGTACCTATTGAGTTGTGTATTTGATTCAAAGTTAACAATTTCAATCTAATGTTTGGTGAGTTAGGATACACTTTCATCTGCTCCTTTTGTTAGCGCAATTTGTCCCACTAACATGTCAAATGTTTTAGGTAGTTCTTTTGCACTCCCATCATTCTTAAATCCAAAGAATGTCTTCACATAAATAATGATGATCGTACTTACCATTGGGTTTGTTTCGTCATTAATATAAGATGGATTGATCCCACAGCTCGTCAGGTATGCTTTGCAGCTACTTATGTGAGTGGATAACTCATCGTCAGCATATGTTTCTGATAGTGGTATAAGTAGTGCTTTTTTTACAATGTCTAGTATGGCCATGAGATCAATCCTTTCTTTACGATTTAATGACTAGCTTCAGTTATTAGGCTGCAGCTTTCTTTTTAATACGAAGGAATCCGTTGTAGCCGACTACATTACCACCAGTGAATACTGATGCTTTGTAGCTGATGATTCCATCTTTGAATTTGTAATCTGTAGACTTACCAATTTCAACCGGTGAGAATACTGGAACTTCATAGTTCTTAAGTGCACCATACGCGATACCGTATTCACCAGCTGCAGTATTACTATCTGAAATAGCTTTACAATGCGAATTGATGATGTAAGGAATGCCGTCAATAGTCTTGTTCACATAATCAATTGTATGAACCTTACGACCTTCTTGAGTCTTAAGACCAGCGAAAGCACGTAAGTCGTTCTTATTCAAGATAAGGACTGCTCCACCTTCAATTTCCTCATCTCCGCCATAAGCAAAGACAATATCGTCTAATGTTGAATCAGTGATTGCTTCAATTTCAAGTGGGGTAGTATCCGCAAGAGCTACTGCAGCATCACTAAAGATACCTGTGAATGTGTTAGTTGTTCCAGCACCACGCAAGATTTGCTCACTGATTTTCTTTTTCAATGAGATATTGATGTTGCGTAATACCTCAGCTTGATAAGGAATAGCAGGTAATTTTTCAAGTTCCTCTGTGATTTCTGTGTAAGCAGTAATCTTAACTTTTGAAATTGTCAAATAACCAAATGCAGGTTCAGTTTCACTGTAAGGTTGTCCTTCAAGTGTAGTCCCAGCAATACCATTGCTCTTAACAAATGATTTCTTATAAGTTTCTCCACCATTTAGGTTGATAACATTTACTCGATCAACAAGCGTTGATACTTGTGCAAATGGAACTGGTGCTAATCCTGAAGCGGTGTGATCTGGTAACAAGATTTCTTCACTTGATACTTGGATAACACGACTCTCACGTAAACTAGCTGCACGTTGTTCCAATTTTTCTTTATCAACTTTAGTGCGGTTATCGATTACAATTGGCTTGATTTCAGCTTTACTTGCAATCGCCATTTTCTTATCAATAACACTTCGTTCTTCTTGAAGTTCAGTTGTTTCAGTTTCCAATGCTTCAAGTTTGGTAATATCTGTTTCATTATCAACAAGACCTCTGATCTCAGTCAGTCTTGACTCGATTTCTTTTCGTCTTAATTCTAAATTCATGATTTTTTCTCCTTTTAAATTTGTGATTTGATTTTGATACGTTTTTTGATAATTCTTGATTGTTCTTCTTGCTCTGCTAACTCCATAGCCTTTAGTTCTAACTCCATAGATTCTAAAGAACGAGCGTATATAGAGGTTGCATCATATGCCGGAGTATCCACAACCGACACATCATACAAACGTTCTATCTTTGTAATAGTTCTCTTTGGAATTCTACCTTCACGATTCCATACTTGTTCATCTACCGTAAAAGCAAAACTCATCTTATCTAATAATCCACTTCTTACCATTTTGTAGATATCCTGGTTTGTGTTCGTATCTAGTAATTCCGCACGTACTTTTAATCCGATACTATCTACAGTAAGTGATAAGGATTGGTTTTTGGTTCTAGCGATAATTAAAAAGGAGTCCATATGATTGTATTTCATCGGAACATCCTTCATTTTGGTTTCTGATAGAGCTCTTGAATCGATTTCCTCTAAAAAACCATATTCTTCATCACCAATGAGTGTTTCGTTATTAAAGACTAATGCATAGCCTTCTAATATCATCTTGTCATCTTCTTCATGAAGCGTGACATCCGCTATTCTAGTTTCCTTTATCATTTTTACGAGTCTCTACTTTCTTTGGTTTTGTTATTACTTGTTTTTGATATTCATATTCAAGCTCTGAGTCTTTATAAAAAAGTGACTCGAGTTTTTCTTTTTTACAGTAATCATCAATGATGATCGTCTTTTTCTTTTGGGTTTCTAAGATGACCTTAAGTGCATCTTCTGATATCTTTCCATTAACTGTTATTTTCATCTTTAGGTTCCTCCGTTCCTACTTGATATTGATTTGCTTTATCTGCATCGACAAAGTTTAATGATTGAAGTCGTTTGTTTCCACCTTCGATAGGTTCTAATCCAAGTAATGCTCTTGATTCATTGAGTGACATGATTCCAAGACTCATCAGTTTCTCAATAGCTGCTACTTTGGTATTCCATGAAGCATACTGTAGTCTTTCGCTATAGAATATGATTTCTTCTCCACGTTCTAGCTGATTATCCGTAAGTAAGCCTAAAGAAAAAGCCTCGCTAAGTTGAATAGCTAAAGGCTCTATCGTTGACTCATAGAATGAGTTATATTCATCTTCTGTATATTTGTTAGTAAAGATTGGGACTGATACTCCAAAGTAATCCAGGATCTTCGCTTGTAAGAATTCAAGTGTATCCTTATCAATCAGTTTCGGATCAACTGCTAATGGAATATACTCTGACTTTAAATCAATCGGAATAATTGAACTTCCCTTCAAACTTACGGATTCTGATAATGCAGCATCGAATAACTCACGTTGCTTCTTCTTATCCGTTTCTGATAACATACCATTCATTTTCAAGATACCTTTAATCTGCATTGAAGATTTCACAGCATTATCGATTCCTTGAAGTAAGCTATCGTTGATGGATATCGTTTTTAGTATTGCTTCATGATCGCCCGTTGATCCAGTTCCTCCAAAGATATCATTCTGTCCGAAATGTCGTCTTAAATGAATGACATTATCATAGGGCAATATGTATGACTCTCCATTATCGAACAAGAATTTGATGAAGTAAGTATCTGAGCTATCAACAATGATTTCTACAGTGATCGGTCTTAATGGATAGATACCTTTTAGTTCACCTGTATCTTTATCGAACTTCGGATAAACAAATGCGTTATCATTCAACAAGAGTAATGTGATTGTTTTGTAGATGAAGTCATAAGGTGTCATAATTTCGTTCGGTTTATACTTCAAAAGAAAAGACAGCCTACCTTTTTTCTCGGTTACTGTCTTATCGTTTTCGGTTTTTATAAATCTGGGTTTGAGTTTCGCACATTGACTTGCGACTCGATCAATACATATTTTTA